ACCTGAGATTACAACTTTCTTTGAGTTAATTTGTTCTACTTCTACTGATTTAGTAGCAGTAATAGTCTCAGCAAAAATCTCATCAGCAAATATATTAGTGTTTGGTTCGTCAGACATCTTTCTATATTCCGTTTGGTGATTTATTGAATATTTTTTCTGCCATTGCAGAAATCAAAACTTTTGGTGCTAAAGCAACATTCATTTTCCATGATTTTTTCAATATCCTACCCAAAGATCCATTAAAACGACCAGGAACATCAATAGACATTCCTTCAATTTGGACATGTCTACAATAATTTGATTCTGTACCACCTAAAACTAATTTCTGCTTAGCTTTAATGATAACACTATCTGCCTCTAGTGTAATTGTATGTGCAGCCTTTAATCCTATAGAGTTCTTTGATGCAGTGATACTAACATTTCCATTATGAGCAGTCATCTGAATACCAGTAGTATCATTAGAACCAGAATTATTAGCATCTATTTGAAATGTTTGCTCTGTTTCTAATCTGGTTATAGGGCCTTCATGATGTGCTATTACAAATCTAACACCTGCTTCATTAGTAAATTTTAATGCTGCAGATTCTGCACCACATTTACTATCATTAGGATTACGTGTTTCTAGGTAACATAAAGGACTCCACATGTCCTGAACTGTTGCACTGTAACCTGATTGATTAGCCATAGTTAATTAACCTCCTCACTAGAATAGACGACACCAACACAATCAACAATCTGAAGAACTTTTCCTTGAGGTCTAGTCCTAGACATTATTGGTCTTAGTCTAGCACCATATCCTGTTTCACTTTGAACTTTCATATTAGGAAAATCACGATATGCAATTGGATTTACAACACTAACACCAGTGATTCTACCATCAGTTATTTGTAATTCAAAATTATCTAATTTAGCATCTTCATAACCTTCGCCAGGTGCATCAATTACAACTCCACTTACAAAAGAATCATCTTCATCTTCAGCAGGATATTTACTACCAATAGTAGTCATAGTTATACTGGTAATCTGACCATAAGTTGGAGATTTTGGATTTTGATCAATGGTTGCTTTACCATAAGCACCTTCTCCCTTTTGACATTCATCATCAAAAGTCACTATAGGTTCACTCATATATCTTGCACCAGGATTTGTAACTTCTACTCCAATAATACTTGCAGTTCTTTGTACTGCAGCAAACATATTATTAGTATCTAATTTATTAATGAATTTTCCAAGTATAACTCTACCTGCTCCACCTTGTCCTCCACCACCAAAGATGCTAACAGTTGGGCCTCCACAAACCTGTTCAGCTGGATCTCCACATGGGCCAATATCAGATGATGGTGACTTACCTCCAAAGATTCCCCAAGATCCATACTCTTTTTCAAATGCTGATAGTTTATCACCTACTGCTCCTGAAAGTGATGTTCCTGAGAACATTCTTCTAAAGTCTTCACTCTGAGTAGAATCTGAAGGGCTTGGTCTATCACCTTTACCTGTTACATAATTAGTACTGGGAGGGCAATCCATTTTTTCACCACATTTCATTAACCCTTCAGCTTTTGATAACATATCAACACCACTTGTTAGGAATTGTTTGGTATTAAATGCAAAACCTAATGTCTTTTCAATAGGTGCCATTATTGGGCCAGCAATTGAATCCATCATATTAGTAGTTTTATTAGTGATAGCACCCATCAATTCCTGAACTGCACAGGCTGGTGCTTTAGTTATATTTTTCGCTGCTGCTGTTACCAAATCACTAACAACACCTTGCATAGCATCTGTAACCTTCTGCATACCACAAGTTGCACCGTCAAATGCATTATTCATAGGGCCTACCATCCCTCCTTGAATTCCTTTAATTATTGCAACTGCTGCAGGTTTAGGTAGAGTATGAGGTACTAAGGCCATAACCTGATCATGAACTCTAGCTAAACCACTTTTAAATTCTGATTCCATCTTATCATTTAATGCACCCGTCATTTTATTAGTTACACTAGTCATACTACGGGCAACTAAATCTGATACATTCTTAATTTCTTGAGGCATGTTTAATATTTGATTTCCACCTGCCTGAATCTTATTAAAGAAATTATTAATAGAATTACTCACCTCACTCATAGCAGTATCACTACAAGGATTTGCTTGTGTAACAGTAACTCCAACAGTATTACTATCAGATTTAGTACATTCTTGTAATGCTCTAACAAAATTATGTCTTTTTTCTTGTGCTTCTTTAGTAAGTGAACTTAAGGGTTTAGGAACTACACCTTCAAAGGTTGAAGGATATTTATCTTTATATTGACCTATTATATTCTGTAATTTTGGATCAGCAGGATTAGCCTCTATCAAATCCTTTACGGTTTTAATACTTAAATCATCTAATTTTTCTGGTGCTGGTGTGGTACTCATTGTTTTTGCAATTTCTCAACTACGGTTTCTTTCTGCATAGGTGCAACATCATTTAGGCCATTTGCATCAAACCATGGTGCTTCTTCCCAATCGAATCCTTCACCAAATGTATTGTCTGGAGCCATAACATACCAATGACATTTTGCATCAGGTATATCTACAGCACAAACTGCCCAATCGTCTGCCCACTGAGGTACTTGAACATACATCACTGGTAAGTGATTTGCAAATAATGAAAGAATGAATGAAAATATAAACATAATGTTATTTATCTACTGTTACTGACGTTCATTCCATTGTCGTAAGGCTCTGGAATACGAAGCTGCTCCACCACGGCCACCTCCAAAATTACTTCGTACTGGTTTTGGATCTTGTGGTTCTGGTATTGCACCAACTTCATTATCTCCACCCAATCCTGCTTTGGCCAAATCTTCATCTTTGGTCTCTCTATTATCTGTACTATTATCTACTCTAGCAGAAGGTGTACATATTGGATGAGTCTCACTAAACTCAGCATTATCAATTAAATTACCGTCTGTATTATTACCAACATATCCCGATTTAATATCAAATCTTCCCGTTCCATATTTAATACCTGCAGTTCTACCCAAAGAATTTGTAATTACAGGATTTTGTTTCCTATCACCATCCATGAATTTACCCATAACAACATCACCTTGAGAAAGTGCTGGTGTTTTTTTCCTACCTCCACCACCAGTTCCATCACATACCCCAAGAGCTACCATTGCGTAAATGATATCAGTATCCTTTACAGTTTCATCACTAGGATGACTACCCATCACAGCGACTCTATATCTGTATCCTACACCTTCATCGCCATTCTGTTGTTCTTTTTGTGATTCTAAGGAAAGAATGATACCAAGAAATTCATTGGTACCAGATCCATATGTATCTTGATCAGCCATAATTAACTCGTGTAAGCCTCCTCTCTATAACCAGTAATTCTACCTCTCCTATTCCTAATAGCCACTCTTCTCGTTACAGGTTCAGGTGTTTCACCCTTAGAGAAATGCATTCCATAAGAGTCTCTTATTAATTTCATAGAAGTAACAGATTTTTCAGCCTCAAAGAAATGACATAGTGATTGTATTATATAATTACCACTTGTCTTTTGATCAGGGCCGATATTTCTATTACAACTACTACTTATCTGCTCAACTTCAAGCATAATTGTATCACCTGCTTCTAAATCAGTGTTACATGGAACAACAACAGAATAATTTTGAGAAAATAATATATTGTATCTTGTAGCACCAGCAGCATAATACAACTCAGGACTATTATTAGCATCTACACTGGTATCTGCACCACCAATATTCATTACAGCAGTTGATACTCTATGGAACTTTGTTCCTTGATCAAATTCTTCATCAAGAATTTTAGCAACTGTTGGTTTACCACCTAATGTACTAAATTTAGGATCTGCTAATAATTTTTCATCAACAACATTAATATCAATTTCAGTAAACTGATAAGATGCTGGATTAAAGAATATAGTCTTACTTGCATAGATACCAGTTCTAATTTGATTGGTAAGATTTTGATCTTTACCCACAACTAATGCAGACACTTTAAAGTTATTACTATCATTATCAGTCTGATTAGAATCTTTATTTTGATTATTATAAAAATAATGATGAGTTTGATCATCAGGTTCTGTATTAATTAAACTGTCTAATGATACAAAATTAAATCCACTTTTTGTTTCATATGCAAAAAAACCAGGATTAGCAGTATTCATTGGTATTGTTTGTTTTGCAAGCATAGCAATTAAGTCAAATGGCCTTTTAGTCATTCCAGCAAAAGTATAAGTGTTACTAGATTCTGAAATTATTGTTCTATCCTCAGGTAATTTTAAAACATCTTTGCATATTGATGCAACAGATTCTGATATCTTACCCTTATAACATGCTGTAACCTTTTTAACAGCATTCAATACTCCAATTCTAGAAGTGAATCTTATTTGAATAGTTTCACTATTTCCTTTTTTACTCAATATCTGAACTTCATTAACATATAGTATTCTATGAGGATCATCTTTAATAGAATAATCTATACCTTCCCCAATTTCAGTTTTAATTCTCATCAAAATTTCACAACCAGCCTCAAGTGGAAGAAATTCATATAAAGAACCTGATGTTTCTTCATCACCTTCTTTAGAAACTGCATCTCCAGTACTAACAATACTAATAACTCCTGTTATCTGTGGTGATAATACATTTTCATAAAAATATATGTTCACAATTCTTGCTCCACCAGCAAAAGGCCCATCTATAAGATCTACCTCTCTCTCACCATTAGAGGATCTAATCTTGAATACTTCGTATTTTGAGGATTGTACTGCCATTAATCTAACACCAAATTACTTTGAGAAACTACTGGGTCTGGTCTTTCTTCACTACCACCAGATCCACCGCCACCGCCACCACCAGTGGTTGCAATGACTTCTACAGGAACAATAACAGTGTTGAGATTATTTCCATCCTTATTTATTTTCAAATCACCAGTAACTTTATGAACTTTGTTTAATATGTTATTAACATTAGCATCTATAACTTGCTCTACCTTATCATCTTCTTTTGTTACATCCTCTTTCTTTTCACCATCAGCTCCAGTCTTTGCAATTTTCTCAGGATCCATTGCAATTAAGTTTTCTAATGGATTTTCTACCTGTTGTTCTTGTGCATCTGCAGGATCATCAGTGGTAGCTGTTGCATCCACCAATGCTTCATCTTCACCTTGTTGTTTATCCGCAGTCTGACCTAAACCTTCACCACCTTTCTCATACTTATCCACTTCAGAGAAATTTATAGGAGTACTATCTTCCTCACCTTCCTTAGGTTCTTCCCCACCTCCATCTTCTTCTTCTTTAGGTTCTTCTATTTTATCAATTTCACCTTCAAGTTCAGTCTTTACAGTTTCTAATTGAGCTGCACCAGTTTCTGCCTCACTAGGTTTCCAAAGTTGAGAAACCCAACCACCAAATTTCATTATGGCTTTTGCAATCGAACTTATAACTTTCCATACAACCTTTACGAATGGTGCTATTTTATCATATGCAGATGTTAAGAAAGAAATAATCTCTGGTAATTTTTTAACAACAAATCCCATCAAAAGATATCCAAAGAAATTCATTACCCTATCTTTGATACTCATTACCATTCCACCAACATTACCAAGCACACTTGCTACAGGGCCTTTATTACCTCCCTTTTCTTCAATTTTTTTCTCAGCAGCCGCTCTTTCTGCCTGTAATCTTTGCTTACGGACAAGAATTTTCTTACTATCAGCTAACTTTCCAAGTTCCTTAGTCTTGTCGGTTAGTACACTCCTAATATTAATAGCAGTAATCTTTAGTTTTTTTACTTCTTGTTTCTGTCCCATTTATACATATATCCCCAATTTTTCTCTAGTTTGAAGAATATAGAAGTTACTCTCATCCTCTGCACCAATAATAGGTACAGTATCAGCTTCACCACCCAAGGAATCACTCTGCGATGCCTGTGCCTGTTGAGCAATTGTTATAGGATCCATAATTGTAGTCTGAGCCTCCGCATTAGGATCTGTAAGATCTCCTTTCCTATCAACCTTATTTGAAAAATCAAGTTTTTGTTCCTTACCTGCTATCTCTCCTGCTACGGATTCATAATCACCCATAGCATCTTTCAAATTCTTTTCATCCTTACTCAACTTATTATCTCTCACCATCATACCAGCATCAATAGCAAGTGAAAGACCAGTTCCAACACCAGGAATCATAGACGCAGCACCAGAAGCCATTTCACCTAAAGCACCTTTCCAATCGGGTGGTTTAGACATCAATCTACCTACAGCAAATGCAGCACCTAAACCTAATCCAACAATAGGGATCTTTTTAAGGAGTGACTTACCTCCTGCTTTACCTAAATTTTTAAGTAAACTTTTTCCACCACTCTTCAGTAATTTACCACCACTCTTTAATAGAGTCTTTCCACCTTTTATTAAATTCTTTCCACCTTTTATTATATTTTTTCCCAGTTTAAATAAACCTTTTGCACCTGGTATATTCTTAGCAAAATTCTTAATTGCAGATATACCATTTTTAATTAATGCTTTAGCATTTTTAAGCATCTTCGGAAGAGTTCTTTTTAAAAAGACTCTAGCCAGTCGTCTAGCCCTATTCAATCCTTTAAAGACACTATTAACAAATTTAACAAATCCTCTAATTTTCTTGTAAATTTTAAATACAAGAACTCCACCAACAATAGCTCCTAATCCAATTAATATCTTCTTACCATGATTTTCTAAGAATTTAAAGAACTTTGTAATTACTTCATTATTATTAGCTAACCATGTTATTGCTTTATCTGCAATGAATCCACCTGCTATGGCCATGAAGAAATTCATAACCTTATCAAGTATATTCTTTGCTGGTGCAGTTACTGTATCAAATGCCTTACCTACTGTAGCACCGATTTTCTTAACAGCTTCTATTCCTGCTTCTGCACCCGTTCTTTTCTTTCTATCTGCTGTCCCTCTTAAAGTTGCTATTGCATCTTTTTCTTGTGTAAGTCTATTTGCAAAATCTCTACTTAATGCATTACCAATATCTTGAAGTATTAAAGATACCTCTGCTATATCATCAGTAGGTTCATTATCTTTTCTTAATTTAAGTATATTCTTAATACTAGTAATTTTTGTCTCATTAGCAGCAACTCTTTGTCTCAATTCATCATCAACAGTATCAGGTACAAGTTTACTTGGATCTATTTTAGGCCCTTTACCTGGTAATCTACCTCCTGTAATAGGACTCACATACGTTGGATTTTTTGCATTTATCGCTGCATTTACCTCTTCAAGTGTCTGTAACTTCTTTGGTCTTCCTCTTCTTTTTGGAGCAGCACCTTTTGCACCAAGAGAAGTCACTTTTGATGCCTTTATTTTAGGTTTAGGTTTTGCTACTTTAGCCACGTCGTTGTTGTGCTTTTAGGTTTTCTTCTTCAATGTATTGCTGGAGAAGTGAAACATAAATCTCCCTTTCCCAAGGAATCATGTTTTCCAACTCTGTTAAGCTATATTTATGGTGTTGCATCAGGGCAAAATTAGTCCGATAGTAATTCTCTAGACTCTCATGAGCTAGAGCTAAGCGAAAAAACTTGCTAGACCCTCCAGCATTACCGAACTTTTTACTTTAGTCTTAGGATTCGTAATCTCAACTTTATGTTGAAGTTTAGGCATTGTATCAAAGAATTTTTCAATATCCTTAAACTGTTTGGAATTCATAGACTCAACAAAATCTTTCAATTCTTTTTTAGTACAGTCAGAAGCATCCCAAGATTCTTCTGCAGTGTATACTTGATCAATACATTGCATAATAATTTCAAGAGATTGATCCACTTGAGGTTTACTAGTATCCAGTTCAAAATTAGTCTCAATAAATTGAGTCATAGATGGATAACCCATCTTAACTGATAAATCATCATCTAATTTAATAATATCAGTATGGTCTGGATTCTTTTCAACTTTAATAGCATCAATGTCGATTTCCATTTGAATCTGTGTAACTCCATCATCAGGACAGGTTACATTAACCTCAACAGTTTCACCAACAGATTTCGCACGAACATTTAAAAATAGATACTCAATATCAAAAGTTGCCATTTTATCAACTTTGATACCTTTTGTTTGAACACACTGTCCTATAACTGTTTTAATTGCTTCAGAAATCTGCTTTTGATTTTCAGACTCTAAAGCCATAATCAAAATCTTTTCTTCTCTAACTAAGAATGGTCTATATTTAACTTTTCTTCCACTAGAAGGCAATACCAATTCATAGACGGGGGTATTAATTTTTGGTAAGGGCATAATAAATCAAATCATTATATATTATATATACGGGTTTTATAAACTTTTTATTTCATTATATATCTATCATATGCAAACTGAACATTTACTTTTACAAGGTCAGCTCCACCATATTGAACGGGTATTGAAGTCATTGACTTTGGAAAAGCATTTATATATTCATAAGTAATACTTTTCTTTGGATCTAAATTCTTTTCAAATTTTGTAATTGTTAATGCAGCAGACTTGTATCCTATCTTAGTATCTCTGTTCATAGGATAGTTTAATCTTCTATAATAGTTTGCATCATCAGTACGGGTGATACCTCTAAAATTATCATCACCTGCAACATAATCCATCCATCCTTCAAAAAATTTAAGAACATTATAATCTTGATCAACGTAAAATGAGAAATCACTATCAACATATATTCTTGTATGTGCAAACTGTTGATTGATTCCGTGATAATTATCTTTAACTTCTGATGTAGCAAATGAGCTGGTAGGTAATGTAGCTTCAGCACACATTATACCAACTTTATTACCAGTCGCATAATCATTAGGTAGATCATAATATTGTTGAAGATATCTCTTCAAGTCAAATGATATACCTGCAATATGTACCTGATATTGATTATTCAAAGATACCTTACCAAGATCTAATCTGGTAAGAGTACTCATTTTATATTTTGAAATAAGTCCTGCCACTCTAAATATAGTTATATTATTATATTTCTATTTAGTGTCTTACAAAGGAAGATATCAACCAAGTAACCCATTGAAGTACAAAGGTAACTTTCGAAACATAATTTACCGTTCTCTGTGGGAACGTAAATTCATGGTTTACTGTGATAAAAACGAAAACATTTTGGAGTGGGGAAGTGAAGAAATATTCCTCCCATACAGATCTCCAGTTGATAATAGGATTCATAGATACTTTCCAGATTTCTATATCAAGGTTAAAGAATCAACGGGTCATGTTAAAAAATATTTAATTGAAGTGAAACCAAAGAAACAATGCGTAGAACCTAAACCTCAAAAAAAGAAAACAAAAGGGTATATCTACGAAGTTTATGAATATGCTAGAAATCAAGCAAAATGGAAAGCAGCAAGAGAGTATTGTGCTGACCGAATGTGGGAATTTAAAGTATTAACAGAAGACGAATTAGGTATCAAGTAATGGCTGATAGACAATTTAGTTGGCAAAAAGAAAACCCTATTGCTAATCCAGCTAAATATGCTGAGATTATGGCCGATATTGATGCGAGAAACCCAACCAAACCTGGCCAATATACGGGTTTACCTGTTCCTGCAGATCAAAAAGAAGACAGACCTACTGATGCTAAATTAAATAGATTGCGTAAAGTTATTGATAATATGACTGGTACTGAAAGTGCAGATGATTTGATGTTAGAAGTAATGAATGCATTACGTGAAAGTGGTAAAGTACCAACAGCAGGAAATTATTATACCTTTGTATATAACCCTAAGACACCTAATATTCAATATGATCAAAACCCTTTAGTTGCAGTATCAAATGTGTTTAGTTGGGGGTTCAAAGGACTTAACTTTCACTGGGGTCAAATGAGACAATATACATGGGAT